CTCTTCTTTTACTGAAGTAGTATTAGATAATAATTTTAGAATTAGAGAAGACGGTAGTGGTTACACCTTTTTACCAGATGTTAACTCAGTTAAACCTGGACAATTATTATCAGGATCTTTTACTATAACCGCTTCTGCTGGTAACATATATCACAACACTAGATCGTTAATAGTAGAAACTTTCTATCAGACCAACGATTCAAGTGGAAGTATTCCTTATACCGGTAGTGTTTGGAATATTATAGGGTACCCTACTGTTACTTCTGGATCTGAAGTAGTAGAAACCACCAGTAGTAATGCAGGAGGCGGATTAGTATCAGCATCTTCTTTTGTAACTTATAGTAGAAATACAGGTTTAGATTTCTTTACAGTACCTCTATCAGCAAGTGCAGGTAGTACTCAATCTATCTTTATTAATAACTTTTTACTTAATCTTCCTACTCCTACTCCAACTCCAACACCAACACCTAATTGTGCAGTATTAGGAACTGCTGTGGAGATTGTATTACCGACACCTACACCAACTCCTACTCCTACAGGTACACCAACTCCTACTCCTACTCCTGTAATAATAGCTACTAATACTCCAACACCAACTCCTACTCCTGTAGTAGCTTCTACGAAATATAAATTTTTAGGCGTACACTATGCTGATGCAGCAAGCGCTTGCGCAGATCCTTTTATAACTAGCGTAACATCATATGCAGCAGCATCTAGTTCAACAGCCGTAATAAAATTCTTTAACAATCCTCAGTTATCAGGTAGTGGATTAGTTCCAACAGGAGCTCCTGGATTCTATAAATTTCAGTTAGATGGAGAGACGGATTATTATAGTTGTGAAATCGACTCTTCAGGTAACGTTACTAATATTGCTATATGTTTAGTACCTACTCCTACTCCTGGTCCTACTGCAACTCCAACACCTACACCAACTCCGTTCTCTTGTGCTACTTGTAATAGTTGGGAATATCAAGGAGGAAGTATACCAGCTGAAGGAGATATTATAAGTTATTATTCTTGTGAAGACGGTTCTAATCAATCGAAAGTAGTATCGTCAGGAGATGCAACTGGTAATTTCTGTAACTGCGATACGATAGGTAACCCTACTTCGTTAAATGGAACTACTTTAACTCAAATAGGACTATGTTCTGCTCCTACCAATACACCTACTCCTACACCAGCAGCACCTACAAATACTCCTACTCCTACTCCAATAACTTACTACACTTATATAGTAAACGATACTTCTTATGCTGATCCTGTTGCTGCTTGTGCTAGTTCTCATACAAGTGTAACATTATATGCTGCTGAAAGTACGGCATTGACAGTAACCACTTTCTATACCGATTCAGCTCTTACTTCTGAATTTGCTGGTACAGGAGATTACTATAGGTATCAAATACAAGGAGGAATTGGATCAGTACGTGCACAGATAGCAGCTAACGGTGCTGTACTAGATGCACAGAATTGTATATAAAATATTTATATTAAATGTCTAAAATAGTAGAAATAACATTAACTTCGGCAGGAGCAGGTAACGGAACTACTTTCGATATCTACTCTAATGGAGACAGCTATGCAGCTCCAGTTGCTACTGGTATAACCTTAGCTACTTTGCTAGCTGGCTATCAGGTAACAGTACCTAACGGAGCTACTCTAGTAAAAGTTTCTGGTTCAGCAGCTTGCGGATTACAACCATCTGCAGGAATAACTATTACAGCTGCAGGTACTACACCAACACCTACACCAACACCTACACCAACACCTACCAATACCCCTACTCCTACGCCTACTACAGTAGTAGTAGCTACTAATACACCAACGCCAACTCCAACTCCTACTTCTACTCCTACACCTACGCCTACTACCGTTTATACTTTAGTAGGAACCTTTACTAGGTTATTAGACGAAACAGGATGTACGCCTATAGGAGGTAGTACAGATATTTACTTAGATCCTACAGATTTAGGTAAGTACCAAGCTAACTTTGACTGTTTTGCAAATATATCCTATAATACATCTGATATTAAAGCAAGAGATGCTTCCGGTAACTTGTTAGGAAGTCAGTACTTTATAGATGATTGTGGTACTACTTGGAGTATTACTACTGGAAATTTAACTTATAATTCAGTACAGTGTTAAAATAAAGAAAAATGCCGGTAAACTACTCACCTTATAAAGTAAAGTTCAAATCTAGTCAAACTATCTATCAGCAAGATATAGTATGTAGAGTCAATGAAAACGAGTTTAATATGACTTTAAATCCCTCTATTGCTACGGATACGAGTGGATCTTTAAGAAACTTTGCTACCGGTTCAGATTTTGAACCCTATGTAACTACGGTAGGTCTTTATAATGAATCTAATGAACTGTTAGTAGTTGGTAAATTAGCGCAGCCTTTCAGGTTACCTTCTACTACCGATACTACTTTTATTATAAGGTATGATTTTTAAAAATTAATTTTATGAACGAATGGAGGTCTTGGGACAAGTTAGAAAATATAGAAGAGTTTGAAGGCTTCGTATATAAAATAACCAATCTCACTAATAACAAATTCTACATTGGTAAGAAGAACTTTTTTAGTAAAAGAAATAAACCTTTAACTAAGAAGGAATTATCTGAACAAACTGATAAGAGAAAGTCAAAAAAGAAACTAGTAGTTACTGAATCTGATTGGAAAAACTACTGGGGATCAAATAAAGAACTTCTCGAAGACGTAAAAAGGTTAGGAAAAGATCAATTTGAAAGACAAATACTAATGTTATGTAAGACTAAAAAAGCTCTTACTTACTACGAACTACACTTCCAATGCAAGTATGAATGCTTAATATCTCCAGGATTTACTTATAATGATAATATATTAGGCAAATTCTTCCCGAAAGATTTAACTTTATAGAAGTTGCATCCTATGGCTTTCTAAGTCATATTAGTAGTATGGATAACGTGTCTTTACTGTTAGGCATAGTGGAACAAGCAATAGGAAAAGGTAAGAGAACTTCAGGTAATAATTATGCCTTTTACTGTCCTATTTGTAATCACCGCAAACCAAAACTCGAATTAGATTTTGATACAGAGTTTTATCATTGTTGGACTTGTCAACCAGCAACAAAAGGTCGTAGTATCGTTTCTCTATTTAAAAGATTAAAGATATCAAACGATCTTATAAAAGAAGTAAAACGGTATAGTAAATATAAGGAGTCTCGTAATGATAAGGAAAATAAAGAAGAAACGTTACAGTTAAAACTTCCTCCTGAATATAAATCATTATCAGATTACCAATCAAGTATAATAGCAAAACACGCCTTAAGTTATTTAGAAAGTAGATGTATTAGTCAAGAAGATATTATAAAATACAGAATAGGGTATTGTGAGAGTGGGATATATAGAAATTGTGTTATTATACCATCTTATGATAAGTTAGGAAATCTTAACTACTTTGTTGCCAGAACTTTTCAAAAAGATGCAACTAGAAAATATTTTAATCCTAAAGTAGATAAGAAAAATATAGTAGGGTTTGAAAATTATATTAACTGGAATATACCAGTTATTCTATGTGAAGGAGTATTTGATGCAATTGCAATTAAAAGAAATGCAATACCTCTATTAGGTAAGAGTATCACAGAAGGTCTAATGAAGGAGTTGGTCAAATCAGAGGTAAATACAATTTATCTATGTCTAGATAGGGATGCACAAAAAGATGCCTTAGTTTATGCAGAAAAACTACTTAATTTAGGAAAGGAAGTATATTTACTAGAATTAGAAGAAAAGGATCCAAGCGAACTAGGATTTGAATCTTTTATTAAACTACTACACACAGCTAAAAAACTAGACTTATTTGATATACTAAAAAAAAGAATATCTTTAATTTAAAATATGGAAACACAACAAATTGAGAACTTACTAATTGAACAAAGAAGTGATGAATGGTTTAATTTAAGAAGAGGAAAATTAACAAGCTCCGAGATTAGTAAGATTATGGGTCAAGAAGGTAAGTTAAGTGAAACTGCAAAAACTTATATCTTAGAAAAAGTTACTGAAATTTTAGGAGGAGTAAAAGCACCAGCAGTAGGTGCTGCATTAGATTGGGGTACAGAACTAGAATCAGAAGCTATTTTATATTATCAACAGAAACACAGTCAGATTGTACAAAAGGCATCTTTTGTACCTTACAGTGATAACTACGGAGGATCTCCAGACGGATTAGTTGGAGTAGAAGGTATAGTTGAGGTAAAATGTCCATTTAACTCTTCAAACCATTTTAAACATGGTCTAATAAATTCTCCAGACGAATTTAAAAAAGCAAAGCCTGAATATTATTGGCAATGTGCATCTAACATGCTGGTTACTAACACTCAATGGTGTGATTTTATAAGCTACGATCCAAGAGTACTCCCAGAGTATAGAATGTTTGTTTTTAGATTGGAAAGAAGTGAAGTGGATGATAATATAATTCTTGAAAGACTTGAGTTAGCAGTGAAATATATGGAAACCCTTAAAGCAAGTCTACAAAGTAGAATTATATAATATTTATAAGTGTATGAAACACTTAAGTATTTTAGGGCACCTACTAGCGGAAGAAGTAATAAATGATCCAGGAATTTGCTTTTATCCTGCAAAGTTTAAAACCCCTCACAAGGGACATTGGGCTGCAGTAAAAGATTTAACTAATAGAAATTATGTAAAAAAAGTAATTATTTTAATTTCTCCAAAAGAAATTGATGGAATTACTCAAGAAGATAGTTATAAGATTTGGCAATATTTTATCAAAGCAAATCCAAATCCTAAAATACAGCTACAAAAATCAACGGAAGATTCTCCAATAAAGGATATCTACGCTTACTTAAAACAACATCCTCTTGATAAAGCTGTTTATTTAGCTTATAATAATGGAGAAGATGATGATCCTGGATATGTACAATCTCTTCAAAAACAGTTTGGAAATAAGATAAAAGGAATAGAAATACAGGATAAAGCAGGAGACGTTACATCACCAAGAGTACGAGATATGTTAGCAGCAGGAGACATTGACGGATATCTAGCTTCTCTTCCAGATGGAGTAGTAAATAAAGGATATGGAGATAATATATTTAAGCTTGTAGCACCAAAAGCAACTGATACGTTAAAAGAAAACATAGAAAAGATTGGGTATAAGGATAAATTAAATGCATTTTTTGAATATGTGGTTAAGGAACTCGGCATAACTCAAGCACCTAGTATCACATATATTGAAAACTTGGATTTTACTCAAAAAGAAGGAAGTTTTGGAGGATATATTGCAGATAATAACGAAATCGTAGTAGTAGTAGCTAATAGAAATTTAGCTGACATTATGCGTAGTTTAGCTCACGAATTAGTACATGCAAGACAAAATCAAGATTCTCCACTAACAGTTGATCAGGGTAAAACTGGTTCGGAAGTAGAAAATGAAGCAAATGCCGTAGCGGGAATGATTTTAAGAATATATGGAAAAAAAGACCCAAGCATATATTTAGATTGGGTATCAGGAAATTAAAAGTAAGAATAGTTATGAGCGGCGAATTAAAAAAAGAGTTTAAGGAAAAGGATGTTCAGGATGAGGAACA